TTTGTATATGGTACTAAGGTGATTGAGCCTAAGGCACTTGTAAACTTCACTTGCAAAGTAAAGGGCGCATAGTATAGGAAGGTGATAGAATGAACGAGAGAATTATATCAAAACTCAAAATCTTACTAGGTAAGGATACATTAGAGAATGAGAGTACAATATCTCTCGTTCTTGATATCCTCATCCAAAAGATTAAGAACTTCTGCAACAGGGATGATATTCCAGCTGACTTAGAACTTGTAATAGTTGAAATGCTAAGCGAATACAACAAGGCATTGTCAAGCGGTGGCCAAGATAACCAAAATACTGGCGAAGTGAAGGCTATTACCAGAGGAAATACCAAGATTGAGTACAATGTGGGTGCTAATACTAAGATAACATCTATTGATGATTTAATCACTAAGTACAAAAAGCACCTTGTTAGATTCAAGAAGCTGGGAACTATTAAAATGAATGGGGGTAACTAGGTGAGAGAATCAGATATATTAGCTAGTACCTACCATGACAGGATGGATATTATCAGGCATGTAGAGGTAGAGGATAGTGATTCACATCTTACTACTATGCTGGAGAAAACAATTAAATCTAACGTGGCTTGTGAGCTTGATAAGTCCAGCACAGGATACCATGACGAAACACTTGTAATTGATTATATCGTATATACGAGGCCTGAAGAGGATGTTATAGAGGGCGATATGCTATCTATTACCCACTTAGGTAGAAGTTATGAGTGTGTTGCAGGTATACCATTTAAGTGGCCATCACACCTTGAAATACCAGTAAGTCTGAAAGAGAGATTGTAATGAGTTTTGAATTTGAGGGCCTAGATGACCTTATAAATAGGATGGATACCATTGAGAAGAAGGTCCCTGAAGAATTCAATAGGCTAAAGACGAAGGTAGCAAGTGAAATTTTAAGGGATGTAGTAGAGAATACACCGGTCAATAAGGACCCTAGGGCAATGACAGCAGGAACTCTTAGAAGGAGTTGGAAGGTCAGAGATTTAGGTAAAGAAGTTGAAATCTATAATGATGCCCAATCCAAAGGTGAGTATTATGCCTGGGATGTTGAGTATGGACATAGAACCAGGGCAGGTATGGGTCTTTCAGTATCTAGAAAGCGACGTAAGGCTGTACGAAGTGATGGGGGTAAAATACTATTCGTACCAGGTAAATTCATGCTTAGAAACGCAATGAAGAAGGGAAAAACCACATTAGACAAAGAGGGAAAGAAGATATTAGATGATTTGATGGGTGGTAGATAATGATTAAAGTAAACGATCTAATAAAGTCAGTATCGAATATGATCTATGATGCCATCAAGGATACTGAATATAAGTGTAAAATTACAGATGATGACGAACAACTGCAGTTATACCTAGATAAGGGTAGCTGCTTTTTTATTGATGTAAATACATCAGATTCAGAGTCAGTAAATTTACACTTCAATAAAAAAAGCCTTGTAATTGACATAAGGTACTTTCCAGGCAATGGCAACAAGACTGCTAAGGCTAGCTTATATGACTTAAAAGACCTAATGGAAAGGACATTTACAAGGAGCATAAAAGTTGGAAGAAGATATATTCACATATCTGGTATAGATGGCCTGATATTAAAAGATGAAGTGGGTCATACCCTACATTTTAGTATATCAGTAAGCTATCATGAACAAGTTTATTTTGATAAGGTAGATGAATATGTTATGAAAGAGATTAATAATAACATCAGTATTGAGGTCCAAGATAAATTTGATCTATTAGAGGAAGTTAATATCAGGTATGGGGATAGATTGAGAAGAAGAGGAAGGAAGGTATAATATATGGGCTTAACAGAGCTTAAAATTGTATTTAAAGAAATAAAGAGGAAGGCCTTAGAGGGGTCCAGCACTGGAGTTGTGTGCCTTATTTTAAAAGATGGCACGGCAAAGGGCCTATCTGAGTACACTTCACTAGAGGACCTAGAAGGTGCTAAATTTAAGGCAGAAAATCTTACCTACATGAAGCAGGCCTTAATAGGCAATGTGCAGGATGTAAGAGTGGGTGGAGTTCTTGAAGAAAGAAACTTCACACCTACTAAGTTAATAGTATACGCAGTAAATGGGGCTGACACACTAGATAATGCACTGGATATTCTTGAAAATTATGAGTTTAACTATTTGTGCATGCCTGAAGCTACAGACCAGACAGAGAATCCGAAGTTGATTGAGTTCATTACTAAAAAGTTACCTGATGTCGGCTATGACGCTAATCTGGTAATCACAACTACTAAGCCTTCAAACTCAAGTGATGTCATAGAGTTTGCGACTGAAGACATCAAGGAAGGTGATGTAACTTATACAGCAACTAAGCTACTGCCGTTTATTTGTGGGCTATGCGCAGGTACACCGCTTACACAGTCGATAACGCATGCTAATGTACCATTTATTAGCACTATTCCTAAGAAGACTAAGGAAGAAAAGAACCAGCTAATTGACGGTGGTAAGTTAATCCTGACAAAAGAGGGCGGCAATATCAAGATTGCAAGAGGTGTTACATCACTTACAGCACCTACAGGTAATGAAGGGGAGTCATTCAAGAAGATAAAGCTTGTAAGAACTTATAAGTTCATCAATAACTCTATCAAGAAGTCAATATCTAACTATTATGTAGGTAAAGTAGCCAATAACTACGATAACAAGTGCCTGCTTATAGCAGAGATTAGTAACTTCTTAGAAGATCTGGCAAGAGATGGAATAATTGAAAGAGGGCATAGTGTTGGTATTGATTTGGATGCACAGAAGAAATATCTGAAGGAAATAGGGGCAGATGTAGATTCAATGTCAGAACAGGAGCTTAAGGAAGCTAATACTAGATCTAAGGTGTTCCTATTCATCAAGCTAAAGGGTGTAGACGCTATGGAAGACTTCTACATCAACATTAATGTATAAAAGGGGGCTAAATAATGGCAGATACAAACAAAGAACAGATAAAAGAAATATTAGGTACTGATGGAATAAGCGGTACATTTGGTGAGCTATGGCTTGATGGTGAGTATGTGGCTGAGCTTGAAGGCTTCCAGGCTAAGATAGACTTTAAAAAGGCAGCGGTGCCTAGGCCGAGGAAAATGATGGATGCACACAAGACTACAGGAGCAGAGGGCAAAGGGTCTTGTACCATGACTAAGGTATCATCAAGAATGACCAAACTAATAGGGCTTAGGATGAAGGAGCAGAAGACTATTTACTTTGAAGCAATATCTAAGTTAGATGACCCAGATAATGTAGGAGCTGAAAGAATAAGGTATAAGGGTGTGCAGTTTGACGATCTTACACTTGCTGACTTTAAAAATGGAGAAGTAGGCAAGGTGGAAGCACCATTTACATTTGATGATTTTGAGCCAATAGATTTGATATAAGGAGATAGTTATGAGTGAAAAGAATGTTAATTTAATTGATCTACTACTAAGCAAGGACAGAGATGACTTCCTTGTTAAAAAGGAAGAAATAGAGATAAGCAGCCTATCTACTATGTTTGGTCAGCCTTTCATAGTGGAAATGCGCAGGATGAGCCTGGAACAGGAAGCAGAGCTAGAAGACTATGGCTATAAGCTTAAGATGGCCGATAAAGGCAAGCTACAGATGGCCGAAAATAACAGGAAAAGAAAGTTACTAACTCTTGTTTATTCGATATTCTACAAAGGGGAAGCCTTATTTAAGAATACAGAGCTAATAAGCAAGTTCAAAGTGGGTACTCCTACTGACCTGGTACTAGTGCTTCTTACTCCGGACGAGATTGACACACTATTCATGGCCTATGACAACCTAATCAACAATGTTCCGAAAGAAGATGAAATAAAAAACTAATAGAGGTGGATGATGAACTGCGTACTTTCTACTACTTTTGGAAGTACGCACATCTGACTCCATCCGAAGTTTACCAAAAGAAAAAAACAGATATTGGAGAATATCGAATGATGAAGGCCTTTCTATTCAAGGAAATAGAAGATAGGCTTGAAGATAAACAAAATCAATTTTGCCCTTTTATGGGAGAAAGGGGGTAAAAAATGGCAACTAATACAAGCGAACTGAAAGCTAGATTTAAGACTGAAGATTTAATGACAAAAGAGCTTAAAAGAATGCAGGCAGAACTTAAGAAGTTTCAGAAAGAGACTAAGGAAGTAGCCAAGGCACAGAAGGACTTTGACAAGAGTCTGAAAGGCAATAAAAAGCTAAAACTGGATGCTAAAGATGCCAATAAGCAGGTTGAAGGTGTGTCTAAAAAGATGAAATCATTTGTTGAGGGATTGAAAAAATCTAACAAGATACCAGTTGAGATAAAAGACTTAGCATCTAAGGGATTAAGTAGCATAAGTGGTCAGTTAGGCAAATTAGGTCCTATGGCTAAAGTGCCACTAAAATTACTTGGTAAACATCCAGCACTTGCAGTATTGGCCGCGGTAACATTAGCTGTTGGTGTACTTGCTAAGAAGGCGAAAGATGATGTAAAGGTATTTCTTCATGATATGACTGCCTGGGGCATACAGAAGATTCAACAAGGCCTAGCAAAGCTTAAGGATAAAGTTATCAAGGTCACCGTAGAGGGCTATAACAACTATTCTGATTATAAGGCTAGAGTTAACTCTCTTGATAAAGGCAAGTTGACCATGGGAGACTATGATAAATTAGCCCAAGGGGTAGCAAGAAACTCTAGATCTAACTTATCAGATGTAAGAAATGGAATGACTAAGCTAATGCAGATGTCACCAGATGTATTTGGTGGTAAGCCGGATGAAGCGGCCAAGTTCTACCAGACAGCCATGCAGTCATTCAGAAAAGGTGGGTCATCTAATGAAGAGGCTAGTGCAGCAATGTATCAGCTTAATCAGGGGCTTGCAAGTGGAACGCTACAAGGTGATGAACTTAGGTCAGTCAGAGAAAATGCACCGCTAATGGCCAAGATGATTGAAAAAGAAGTTGGTACAGGAATAAAAGAAGCTGGCAGGAAGGGGCTTCTTACTGCTGATCTAGTTAAGCGTGCAATTCTTAAACATTCAGATGAAGTTAATAAAGAGTTCCAAAATATTCCTATGAATTTCAAGGATGCATGGGTTATGGCTAACAATCTACTTGAAGCTAAGGTATATACCCCAATGTATGAGAGGATGCAAAAGATATTTGACAGTGAGAATGTTGAAAGTTTCTTCTCAGGCATCTACACGAAGGCGGAAGAGGCTATCGGTGGGTTATGGAGATTAATGGATGTAACAAA